AGTCGCTACGCTTGGTTTAACATAGTTTACCACAGAACGCCAAACGCTATTTTATCCTACGCATTGTTTTATTGCACGTCTCGAAAGAAAAAAGGAAAAATATGCTTTGATGTTTGCGATAAACAGGAGACAGAATGGATAAGAACGCAAACCGAAGTTGGGAACTTCGTAGGGCTGTAGCCTTATAAGAGTCATCGGACAAGGGAGCGCAAGGCGCTCCACATTCAGATCTTTCACACAAGCTGACCAATGTGTCAGTTGTGCTACATATATCAAGTTAGACGATGCCGGATGCTACTCGCCCGGTCCACAAGTTAACTGACAAAAGTCAGTGTAAGAGAATACCGCACGAGACGCGCGGTTACAATACTCCGCATCGATGATGCCTACAAACAGATATGTAGACTGATATGCCTGCTGCATATGATCCACAAAAGCCACGGCTCTGTCAGCCATTCTCAAATCCAAGGCCTGATAAGCCGTATTGCAAGGTATACCTACAACTTTGATATACTCCTGCTTCTGTTTCCTGATGTTCAAATACTGTAAAAGAATGTCCATAATTGTAATGTTTAAAAGGTTAATGATCCAGTTTCTTCCAACACTATAAAGATAGACATTCCTTATATATTTACCAAAAGTTCCCCGTTAAAGAATATTATTCTTCCGAAGAACGGGGGTTGGCAAAAGGTACGAAAGATGCAACATCACGGAGAACCAGGTGCAGCTGCTTCATGGACCGTTCGAAATCAGACCAGTCCATATCCTGCGTAAGGTCGAAGCGGAGACGATCCGCTTCCGCGTTTACCTTAAAGCCCAGATCCTGATAGAATGAAACCAAAGCTTGATTCCGTTTTTCATCAGACTTCATAAGAGGCAATTGTGCAGCAAGCTGCCGGAAAGCGATCTTAAGTTTCTCCTGAGAGACACCCAGCTGACCTTGCATGACCTTAAGCTTGCCATGCTCGATGAACGAATCCAAAGCCACACGGACATGACGTTCCCAAATACGGCTGTCAACATCAGCAGCGCTTGAAATCAAAAGATCAATTTCCGAGTCTATCTTACGGATGGATGCATTGATCTGTTCAACCATACTGCGAGCTTCGGAAGCCTGTGCATCATTAAGATTCACCTTACTGCCGTTGACAAGAATGACACTGTCCATAGTATCCAACTGTCCCTGATTAAAGGCATCCCTGAACGAAGCGTCAGAAGCAAGAATATCATTCGTATGTTTCTGGCCTTCAGTTTCAGCATTTGTCTTGGATACCTGGGCAGCCAAGGCAGTGTCCGCAAGAGCCTGCGAAGCAACGCTTCCAATAGGCCTGTAACGGTTCCATACAGAAGTATCGGCAACAGGACCGGACGGAGTATGACCGCCTTGTGCCTGGACAGACGAACCTTGCAATGCTCCGTTGGAAGCATACAGATCCGGATTGATACCAGCAGCTCTCAAACGGGCCTGGACAGCAGCGGGTGTATTATACTCGTTATTGGCCTGCCAAAGCTTGAAATTCCAATCATTCTGAGCCTCACGTTCAGAAGTCTGCCATTTACGGGTCTTCTCAGCCTCTTCACGCGCCGCCGCGAGCTGTTTTTCAACAGACTGATTCTGAGAATGAGCACCAAACAGATTAGAGATGCCGGAAAGGGCGCCACCGATAAGAGCGCCTCCGGCACCTGCAAAGAACTTTGCCATTATTTCAACCGACTGTGCTTTTCATTGTAGGCGGCTACAATCTTGGCACGGGCATCACGTTGGGCATTCCAAACATCAGCAATATCCTGGCCCCGACGATATTCAACGGGAACAATCCAGGATTCCTCATCCATAAAATCATCAGAGGGCAGCTGCGAAATGTTCTGGGAAGAGATAGGCACACCAGCTTTGGCAGCTTCATACATCTGGGCGGGAGTGTAGGCAAGGTCACCACGCACAGGAAGTTCGCCGGACTTCCGGGTGCAAGTACATGTGTGGGTATTCCAAGCATGAATTACAACTTGTTTCATAATCATTCAATATGAGGTATCGAGTTACGGGGAATAGTAGTCTTCTTGGTAATGTCAAAAGCAATGCTGCCTAAAATCTTGTCACCGTTTTCGGCAGTCATGGCAAACACGTCATTGACATGATCAGGATTTACAAGCAGGAAATCCCTGGACAGTTCAGGCGCCTTGTCAAACACACGGTTGATAAGGAAGTTACGCATGGAACCACGGAATTCACCGTGAACTTCGTCAAAGGATGAAATCAGATCCCAATATGCGCGCTGATAACCGAATACCTTATTGGTATTCTGAGGATTCACAGCGTAAGCCTGATAAGGACATAAATTCTTATACAACATAGGCTGATAGCTTATATTGTTAAACTGCGGGAAATGCCAGTCCAAAAGGTTCATACGGGTAAAATGAGGAGGCAACAACTGTGAATAATTCGCAGCAGGCACAACAGACATGACACCGAGAATATAGCCTTCTTCCGGACAATACTTACGGATAATATGCCGCATACCGGACTGTAAAGAACCCTGGCCGGCAAAACTACCCAACGGATTGCCTTCAGTCGGCGTAGTCTGCGTTACCTTATATACAGGAATAGTGTCAGAGATACCACCGAGAAACTCCGGCATCATAAGCTCGTCATAATCCAAATTGACATCAAAGAGACCCTTGACAAGGTTCTTGTAACGCGGAGACTGACGGATACGGATTTCAAGGAAACGCTGGAGTGAGTTGACGTTACGGAAATCCGAAATGGATATACCCGAAGTAGCCATGCCGATAAGGTTCCGGACAACATCAGCAGGCGCATTGGAACTTCTGACCTGAAAACCTGTAACGGTATCACCGTCTTCAGCAGTTTCAAGCTGCGCATGATACTCGGTTCCGGCAGCGTCGCGGAATGTAGCTTCACCAAGAGAAGTAATGCCGACAAGAGGCGCGACACCGGCCTGGGGAGACTGCAAAGCCGTAGTGTACGCATCAGGTTCCCAATTGGCATAATGCAACTGATACTTATAACTATCTCTGCCGCCTTTTACAGAAGGTACATATTTATTGTATTCCGGTTTGCCGTCCACAATAAAAGGATTATTACGGATATCGCGACCGAAGGCATTATAATATGCCTCATATGCACGGAACGGAAGAGCGGACAAAGGAATGGCAGGCATACCGGAAGTAGCATAGAAAGGACAGTTACCCGATTCGGGTTTCGACCATTCAAAAGAACCATAAGGATAGACTAAAGAAGCAGCTCCTTTTTTCACGTAATATGTATCCTGATTGGGAAGTTTAACCGCCTGTATGGCAGGCGAAGGAACAATGACATCCTTTTTAAAAGAAAACAAAAATCCCGTAAGAGACTGGGAGGTGTTGAAATCCTGTAAAAGCGTAAACGAATACAACGTTCCGGAGAGCAGCTCACAATTACAGACAATCGTTGTAGACAAGATCGCGTTTGAAGAATTGACAAGAAAAATACCAATCTTACTACCAAAATCAGACACCGGAAAATTAAAACCGAAATCAGCATACAGAACAGCTCCTTTTTTCAACTCCGCGTGATAGTCTTTCGCAGAAAAAAGATAACTGAGCCAACTGCTGTTGTCAGTAGCAGCGGAACCATCAGAAGGATAACACGCAGCGGAAGAAAAATAAGTGGAAACAGGGGTGCTGCCTATAACCTTCTGCAAAGCCTTCACATCAGCCGGCGGAGTCGGTCTGACCAATAATCCTCTACTCAGATTCTTCAAATTAACAGGGGCACCTAATTCCAAAGGAAGATACGCAGCTTCCAATGTCTTGCCAAAAGTGCCTGTAATTGTCGTAGGCACGCCAAGATAGTCAGCGAGAGAACCTGTCTGCAAATCATCAGGTATATTGAACTGATCTTTCCGTTCAGGAGTATTACCATCGGCGAGGACATCCATCCAAGGAGGTGTAACAGTTTCATCACCACCAAAGAATGTCATCCAATCTTCCCAAAGAGTACGGGTACGGACATAAACGAAATGTAACCGCACATAAAGTTGGGTCTGTATCGGAAATACAGTCGGAAGCAGCTGTAAATTGAAACGGGCGTCTATCTGAAACGAATCACCGAACGACGCCGGAAGCAGGCACACAGGGGTTATCGCTCCGAACTTCATTGTCAGATTGTTCACAAACGAAAGGTCAAAGGTAGAACGGTTGACACGATCTATATATGCATCTTTTTTACGAAATATATTTGCCATAACTATAAATTGACATTGATATCAGGGGTTTTCAAAGTATCCACACGCGTAGTGACAGACTGCTGCGTGTCCTGAGAAGAATTCTGGTTTTTCCAGAACAGGGACATTGAAGCTGTACAGCTATCCAAAAGAACAGCAGCGGCCACTCCTAAAATAAAAGTGGTCGCGAGCTCTATAATTTTATAAATCTGTCGTTTAGTCATCCTCCGGTTCAATTAGATATTGTTCAAACATACCATCAGGAAACTGACGGTCCGTAACAATCAGCTGCATGGCAGCAGAGAGAGGAATGTGTACGCGGACTACAACAACAGTCGGTGTCTCTTCCTGAGCGGACAGGAATTTACGGGTTGTAAAAGTAACACGAGGTTCTTTGTCTTGCGCTGTAACCGAACAGCAATCTACATTTAATTTTACCATAACGTAAAAGTTTTTAAGTGAAACAAAAATTATTGGACAGGACTACGAGGTAATCATCCTGCATAAGTCCCGGCAGTTCAAAATTCACAAATAAAATATATTCATCAAGAGTTTCAAAGGTACGATAAGAAATCTTATCCTTTTCACAGTTCAACATCACCTTCGGATATATCTTGGCATAAATGTACGGCATAGTTACAAAATTTCTCTATAAATAGCAAGAATATTCTCGTTATCTGTCTTATATTTAACATATGTGATATCAATCTCAGGCTGCGTAGACATATATTCGGTCATAAACTCATGATGTTCGCGCTTGGCGGAAGTCATCATCTTGTAATACGCGAGGTCAAATTCATATGCCTCAAGCATGGCCAGAAGAGGTTCAAGAATATGCTCCATGACAATAAGGCTGTCTTCCTGATGAATGGCATAAAAGTTCTTCGCGTTATCAAAGATAAAGCGGGGGAAATGTTCCACACAAGTGTCAAAATTGTAGAAGGGGTACTTGTCATGAAGACGTTTACGGGTTACATTGACTTCATTGTCAGGCATACGGAGATGTATCTGCCAGAGACAGGCACGAAGTGAAAGAAAATAATCGGCAAGCTGGATAGTATCGCGTATCTCTTTCCGGATAAGCATAGAGGGGGTCGGATAAAGTTTCCGACGGAAATATGCGGGAATATACGAGACAAAGCGTTCGCCTGTAAATTTGTCAACGATCTCAACAGTCAGAACGTCAGGGTTCTGATAGAACCACATGACATGGTCGAGACACCATTTGTAACCAAGGCCGCCGCTGCGTCGGGAAGACAGATAAAAGGTTGGTTTACAACCTTTTGGAATGTCGCTTTCTTTACGCATGTATTTCATGCAATATTGAATGCCGCCTTGGGTGCAAGGCTTGCAATAGACAAATCCAAGTTCGCCTAGATAATCCCAATCAAAGCGATGAACAAGTTTATTATAGACTCGTTTTCGAACAGACCAAGCCTGATGGACAACCTGATACACATCCATAGCAGACATATGAATAGGCATATTCCACAAAATAAGATGATAATGAGGCAGTTTCGTATGACTGCCATATTCAGCGGCGGCAAAATACCGGATTGTCTCATCATAGTTATGGTCTCTAACAAGAATCTGACGCAGACGTTTAAGAAAATCCTGTACATCTTTTTTATCTACACCGTCCGCGGGACGGTGTGCGGGGTTATAGGTGAGGGTAATGAAATAGGGGACAGAACGGGACGACTGGGTCTCGGCGACTGCACGGAACATCCAGTCACGGGCGTTCCTCTTACGGCAAAGATTACATTTACGGCACGGAGTCGCCAGGAACATAGGTACGGCGTCGCCGTCGCGGTCAAAGGCATAAAAACTGTCTTGCCATGACGCAAGGTTTTGAAAATCAATGTTTTTCGGCGAAAACAGGGAATACGGAAAATTCCAACGCCATGCAGCGAGCTGCATTTCCGGTACAAAAGTCGCATTTCCATCATAAACATATCTTCCGGTTTGTAAAAGTGCATCCTTAAAAGCAGGATTTAGGATATATTTTGGTTTTTCACAAAGAATATTTGTCATAGTTTTTTATTTTTAATTCGGGCGTCCGGGCGGGCTATCCGCTCAGACAAATCGGCTTCGCCGATACTCGCTCCTATCCCTGACGCGCTTCACTCCGTTACGCAATGCATTCCGGCGTCATCCGAGATGACAGAGCGGTGTTCGCGCTCCCGCGCTCACGATTTCATAATTTCCTTTTATCTCTCAAGATGTGCAAAGATAAAGTGTAGGCTAAAATATCGTTTATCAACCTGCGCCAAACTATGTTAAAGTCGCTACGCTTGGTTTAACATAGTTTACCACAGAACGCCAAACGCTATTTTATCCTACGCATTGTTTTATTGCACGTCTCGAAAGAAAAAAGGAAAAATATGCTTTGATGTTTGCGATA